GGCTTTTTCTTCAGCTTCGCGCGTAGCTTTTTCGGCAGCTTCCTTTTTAATTCTTTCTTCTTTTTCCTGAGCTTCTCTTGCTGCTGCTTCTTCTCTAAGCTTTTTAAGCTCAGCTTGCTCTCTCTCATATTGCTCACGATCAGCAATGTCTTTTTCAAGAAATCCAATGCTCTCATACTGGACCCTTGCGGCTTTCAAATAAAACTCTTCCCAGATAGTTTCACTAGTATCGATAGCTTTAATCTTTTCTAGATTTTCTTTCATTTGAGCAATCGTCAATCGGTAGCCATCTTTTGAAGATTTTGAAAGCGTAGCAATCTCTTCAATCTTTGCTTCATGATTTGCGATGCGATTTTTTTCTTTATTCTCCCAATCGGTCAATGGCTTTCTTGTTTCATCTTTAAGCTCATCCAGATAATCTCGTATTTTTTTTCTGCTTCCATCAACAAGCTTCACCTGTTTTTTAATATCTTCCACAAGTGAGGCGCCCAAGTTGTCCATGTATGTTTTTGTCTTAGCAACCTTGTAAGCAAGTGAAGCGATTTCTTCACGTCCCTTTTTTGAGCTTATGTCAGGCACGTGCTTTGAAACTTCTTTTTTAATAGCTTCCAAGATGGGATCTGCGCCGCCGTCTTTTGTGAAAACATCGGCAATGCTTGCTGGTTGAATAGTGATCAATTCGTTGTTCATGAGTAAATCCTTTTTTAAGAAATTATTTTAAAGCTATGCCAATGACAATTAATGCACCTATAAAAATTAGTGCAGAAATCCACAAGGGAGAAAGCACCCAAATCCATGGCCATGAGATATATCCAGTTAGCTTTAGACCAATAAATAAAACTGTCAAAAGTCCAGTAAATCCAATTCCGCTGCTGCTTGAAGATGAGTTGTTTCTCATTTTTTTCCTTTTTTTGTTAAAAATTCAATTTTGTTTTTTGTTTGATTGCAAGAATCGCATCCACTGAAAATAAATCCACCAGATACTTTCCTAATTTCTTTTATAAGATTTTCATAATATTCAATTACTTTATTTTTTTCATTTAAAGCTTTTTTCAATTCAGATATTTCTTTTTCAAAGCTTGCGCATTTATCGTGAATTATCATTTTCTGCTTCCATTTTTTGAATATACTGAGTCATGGTGAGGCCATTCATTCTTTGCATGAGCTGACTTAGCGTGCCCTGAGTGCTTACTTCTTTGCTTTTTAAGTAGCTCAGCAAGTAAACGCTTGGATTTTCCGCTTTAATTTCAACTTCTCTTTTCTTAATCAAGTCGCCAAGCTCATCTCTTGAAACAAATAAGCCGCAAGTTGTTCTGAGAAAGTTTCCGCCAGAGGAGCATTTATTTTCAGTTAAGCGCATGATCACTCCTCTAAGCCTTTATAGTGATCAGCTTTTTCTTCATCAATTGCAGCTTGTCGCATATCTGGCTCAACGACTCCAAGGCCTTCACATGTAGAGCAGCAATTAGCTTCATCATAATCCTGAACGTATCCATTCCCCTCGCAAGTGGGGCACTCAGTAGATTCTTCAATGTATTCACTTGCATCAAAAATATTTCTCATGGTGAGCTCCTAAATCTTAACAGCTTTGAGGCCTGAAATTGATTCAACTTTATTAAGGGTGTTTTCTGAAGCGTTTGTAAATGTCCAGCGGTTATCAGTCCACCTTGCGCCCATTGATTTGAGCGTATCTTTTGCGGCCATAGTATCTTCTTTCTTCCCCTCAACGTAGAAATTTATTGCACCTTTCATTTCAGGCTTAATGCCCAATTGTGTTGCGTCCCCATCGTCATCTATGTCTTGCGTAAAGAAGTCTGAAGCGCCGGTTGCTCTGATTACTGCGCCAACAAAAGCGCGTTTCTGGCACATTTTAGAGAGTGTATTGAGTATGTCTGGAACTTGTTGCGGCACCCTGCTTTTAACTTTTGGCCCATTATCCTGCTCAATCCACTCTGTTTTTTCAGCATACTTTTTCTCTTGAGAATTGCAAAAAGCTTCGCACTCAGAAATCTTTTGGCCAGATGAAATGTGAAAGATAGAGCACTTATAAGAAAACATAGCAAAATTGTTTTTTATATCAATCTCTTTGAATACAAGTTCAATCTCAGATCTCAAACCAAAGAGCTGGCAAAGCTTTTCGGCACCTGGCTGCAAAAGTGATTTTGAAGATCCAGTGCCAGGCACGACTGCATAGTCACCCTTGATTCCTTCCCTGAGCTGAGCTTTAACAAACTCTCTTAAGAGTGTTCTTTTTTCAGCGAGCTTATCCAGATCTTTCCTTGTGACAGGGAGAGATGAATCAGCAAGAGCAACTGCGGTCGTTTCAATAATATCTTCATTCATGAGTAATCCTTTTTTATTTTTTTGCAAACCAAGCTTGAACGTATTCAGATCCGGCAACTCTAAACTTTTCAATGTAATCTTCTGCTAGCGCAATCACTTCTGGAATTGATCGCCAAGCAATAGTGCCTCGGCTCATCTTCTTAATCTTGACCTTTGCCGTTAGATTGGCAACGTTGTCATGCTCAAAGCTTGAGTGAAGTGCAGTTAGCTTTTCCTTGTATTCTTTTTCAATAGCTTCAAAAGCTTTTTTAGCTTGAGACTTTTTTTCATTAAGTGCTCTTAGCTCATCAAATGCTGGATCGTCTGGCGCAAAGAAGAAATCTTCTTTTGTCATAGCTGGCTCCTCGTTATTTTTTAATTTTTTTGCAAACTGGATTGATGTTTTCAAGAGATCTCTTTGAAACTTTTTATCTGGAAAAACTTCAATGACAACTCCATCCTCATCGTCAAGAACGTGAGCAAAGTAAATGCACTTCTCAGCTTTTGTAATCATGAGCTGATCTTGAACTTGAATCCAGTGGTGATAGGGCGGCTTATTTGTTTCTTTGATTTCTTGCAATACAGCTTTTCCAAGAAGTTTAGCCTCAAAGATTGAATCCTCAAATTCTCCATCTAGCGAAGCAATCAAATGAGGATATTTTTTATTGACCCTAACAGTTGGTTTAAAGTCTTGACCGGTTAAAGCAAACCATTCTGCTCTCATTTTTTCTTCAAATCGATGACCCTTATCGAAAATGTATTCATCTTGGACAAACCATTCCGGCACCATTCCCTTTTTAAAGAGCCACAATTCGCGCTCAGTATAATAGGGAGACTTGCCTAGGGTTGCAGCGATCTCAGATGCTCCAATGCGCTTAGCGCGCTCAGCATGCCACTCAGGTGAGCCTTGCTCAACGTTGAGAAGCTGACCAGCTAAGGCCATATTAAGACTCACCCTTTTTTGCAATTTCAATCGAAAAAAATGGATCACAAGAAGTCATTTCAACAAGAAGCTCACTGAATCCGTAAGATCTAATCAAAATGTAATCTCTCTTATTCGGGTGCATAAAAGAAACTTCAACTGGTTTTCCTTTTTCATCAATTGAAAAAACAATTCGAGGCGTGCCGTTATCCGAAAAATGCTGCTCAAATTTCCTTGCATTTTCTCCAGTGACTTTAATGGACGTGTTCATTGAGTGAATCCTTTGAATGAGTGAAGCTGCAAGCTATCAAATAATTATTAGAAGTAAAATATTTATTTAGACGTGTCAAAATGACGGCGCATTAGAGATCAAATTTATCCGAAATTTACCTAAAATTTGCCTATGTAATTGTTTCACCATGGAATTGACAGATTGTTAGCGTGTCAGAAAGCCGACGATTTCCATGAAAAAGCGATGGAATTTTGACTTTTTGTTTTCAGATGAGATTGGAATGAATGAAATGAAAAAGCCGGCTTAGGTCCCTTTTTCTTTTGGCGAGACAAAATCCCTAGGCCGGCTGTTAGAAAGATCATAGAAATATCGAATCAATTTGACAAGGGTTTCATGCAGTATCCACTCACAAAACTGCGGATTAAAAACTTTGTTTCGCCCGTAGAAAATTTAGTGAGACGATGGCAACTAACTCAAGGATGAGATGAAAGCTGTAGTGGGTAAGAAACAATGTCATAACGGCCAGCACCCATGAGCCAAGCGAGCAATTAAACTTTATTACGGTATAGCAGAGAATAAAATTTTTTGGTGAGACAAGTTTCTGTTTGATTTGTTTCTCTTCTTGGGCAGCCCCGATCCTAGTCAATGCCGCCTCACCAATGAATGAAACTCTGTAGTGTGCAGATTCTTCCCTTAGATCGGGGAAAAAGCTGCTATGGCCGTTTATGGTCAAAATCAAAACCGCCAAAAAAGTGACACGATTTACATGATCAAATCAATAGCAATACAATTAAAAAAATAAAGGGAGACTCAACCAATGGCTAAAAAAATTATTAGCAAAACGAAAACAATTCAAATCAAGTCAACTGCAATCAAGATCGTGCCGATAGGAAAAATAAAACCTCATCCAAAAAATCCAAACTTTCACAGTGAAGAGCAAATTGAAAAGCTCATGGAAATTATCAAATATCAAGGATTCAGAAATCCTATCGTAATTTCCAATCAATCTGGATTTGTAAATAAAGGCCACGGCAGACTTGAAGCAGCAATCAAGCTAGGAATGGCAAGCCTTCCATGCACCTATCAAGACTTTGAAACAGAAGCGCAGGAATATGCTAGCATGGTTTCTGATAATGAAATCGCAAGAGCAGCGAAGCTTAATATTGAATCAATCAAAGTGGACGTAAAAGCTTTTAAAATTGATTTAAGCTTGCTTGGATTTGAGGACACATCAAAGCTTATTGATGTTAAGGGGCACCAAAGAGATTACTCTGGAAAAAATAAAGAGATCAACCAAGACGACATTGAGAAAAATCTTACTCACCAGTGCCCAAAGTGTAAGTTTTCTTTCTCAGTAAAGGATTAGCGTTGAAGTTTTCTTATCGCTGGAATCTTTCAGATTTAAAGAAAGTTAAGAAAAACGGCTTTAAGGTTTTTTCTTGCTTTGCTTGTGGCGGTGGATCAACTATGGGCTACAAAATGTCAGGATTTGAGGTTGTCGGTTGTAATGAAATAGATCCAGAAATGATGAAAACCTATATTTTAAATCACTCACCAAAGCATTCTTATCTTGAGCCAATTCAGGAATTTAAAAAAAGAAATGATCTGCCAGGTGAAATATTAGAGCTAGATATTCTTGATGGCTCTCCTCCATGCTCTGCGTTTTCTATGGCCGGATCAAGAGAGAAAGTATGGGGAAAGAAAAAGAAATTTAGAGAAGGCCAAGCTGAGCAAGTTTTGGACGATCTTTTTTTTGATTTTATAGATCTAGCAAAAAAAATAAAGCCTAAGGTTGTTGTAGCAGAAAACGTAAAGGGGATGCTTGCAAAAAACGCTATGGGCTACGTCAAAAGAATTGGTGAAAAATTTATTGAAGCAGGATATAAGCCGCAAATTTTTCTACTAAATGGTGCATCAATGGGCCTTCCACAAGAGAGAGAAAGAGTCTTTTTCATAGCTAGAAGATCTGATTTGTCATTACCTGAGCTTAAGCTTTACTTTAATGAAAAGTGTGTAACTGTTAAAGAAGCGACTGGATTAGAGGGGCATTGCTCAAACTCTGCTAACATAAGACACGTTTTAAATAATAGAAGGCCAAAATGGTGGACTGATGAAAGGCCATCGCCAACAATAATGGGAAGCGATGGAGTTTTTTTAATCAAAGACAACAAAGCAGAAAGAATAATTCCTCCATACATAAATCTTTTAGGCTCATTTCCACTTGATTACAAATTTAAATCAGACAGGCTTGCGGGCTACCAGATCGGGATGAGCGTTCCTCCACTAATGATGCACAAAATATCTGAGCAGATTTATTTGCAGTGGTTTAAAAAAGGTAAAAAATGAAAACAAATCGAGATGAGCCTTTCAAAATAAGCAAAAAATCTATTTGCCATGGGTGCATAAACATAGATCAGAAATGCAATTTTGTTTGGAAAAATTGTGAAACTGATTCAAAGGAAGGAAAAGCATTTGTGTCAAAGTGCACAAAGTTCAATAAGCCGATGAGCAAAGAGAAATAAAATGGGTTTTATTGTGGGCCTTTTTGTCGTGATTTCATTTCTGCTCGCAAAGAAAGGTGAGATCTGCTCATTATGCGGATCCAAAAAGATTGAGCATTATGATTTTGATGAAAGCCTACACTGGTGCAATAGATGCGAAAAGCATTTTTATAAATAAGGATTATGCGATGAAAGGAAAATCAATTGTGATACAAGCTCACAATGAAGTGAATTGCTTGATTCATGAAATAAACAAAGTCATTAAAAAGTATATTGATGAATCAGGAATGGATGACATTCAAAAAACCGTAAACGTAGGAAGAGCACTGAACTGGCACCACATCAACTACGTTTCAAAAATATCAAAACAAGATTGGCTTTTAGATCAGCTAAGCATTCAGATTGAAGAAACTGGATTAATGATTCAAGACGTAACAGAAAAAGCAAAAAAAGATTGGTACGGGCTTTAGCCAGGCTCAAAAATAACAAACAATAAAACTCAAGGATGGGATTTTATGACAAACGCAAGTAAGGAAGCTTACTCATCAATAGTTGGAGAGTTATCAGAAAAGAGAAGAAGAGTTCTTTCAGCCATAAATGAAGCACAAAGCTACGGAGCAACTCTTTTTGAGCTGGTGGACATAATGAAAAAGCCAATCAACGAGATCTCTGGTCGGGTTACTGAGTTATCAAGGGACGGATACATCCAAGAGATCGGTAGGCGGGTCAACCCGAGAACACACAAAGAAGCCTCGGTGTGGTGCGTGACAATTCGAGGGTGGAATTATTTAAGGCAACAATAATGCAATGTGGTAACATAAATAAATAAAGTGAAGATAAATGTGAAACAAGGCAAGTCGGACATGAGTACAGGGATGGGAAAAAGATTGAAAAACCTAAAGCCTTTCAAGAAAGGTCAAGTTGCTAATCCAAAGGGTGCAGCAGCTCACAAGGTTTACCAGTTCAAAAAACTCAACAAAGAAGTGGTCAGAAACATCGTGGACATTGTAACCACGGGCAACGTCAAAGAGCTTCAGAAGATCGTCAATAATCCAGATGCGCCGGCTCTCCTCGTTGCGTTTGCTTCTTGCATGATCAAAATGATAAACAAGGGCGACATTAATGGAATTGAAACAATGATCCAGAGGGTAGTTGGAAAGGTTAAGGATGAGGTTGACGTGACTTCTAATGGCCAGACAATGCCAGCTGCTCAGGTTCACGTTTACTTGCCAGCTAATGGCCGTACGAAAGAAGAGAATCAAGAAAAGTAAAAAGGATAAAACTCATGGGGACTCACAATAAAGAAATGAATTACTTTCAAGCTCTCGGATCTCACTGTGACAAGCACAGCGGAGCAACGGAAGAAAGAACTTTTGGCTTTAGAGCTGGATGGGTTGCAAGATCAAAGCTTGAGGGAGACATTGAAGCGCTAATTGAGAAAAACAATAAAGCCCTTAAAGCTTTCAAGGAAGTTGTATCTATCAATCAAAAAAACCTTGCTCACATAGAAAAGTTTCATAGCAGAGAAAAGGTCATTGAATATCTTAATTGCTGTAATGAAATTGCAAATCAAATCATACTAGCATTTGAAAGCATTGAGATCGCAGAAAAATGAACAAATGGAAAACAATCAAGGAAACTGGCAACAAGCTTTCTTATGCTGAGAATGAAGAGTTTGAGGCGATTGTGAGATATAAAAACGCATCTGACAGCGACTGCGATCAAAAAGTTTATTTAACAATGGGTGATGGATTTATCTGGATGAATGGAAGTAAGCTATCACTTGATTGGGACATTGTTTTGCATAGACCAAAAAGGAAACTCAAGAAATGAAAACTAGCGAAGACTCAATCACTTGCAAAAATTGTCACGGAGATGAAGAAGTCGGCAGTGACAAGTTGTGCGATTTTTGCCGGAGAGAGGAACCAGATCAAGGCGGCGAGAAATGAGTCAAGGTCTTTGCTTAAGATGTTCTTGTAAGTTGCCACCACTATGTGGCTGCGAGGATGATGACTTTAGATACATTTGCGAGGATTGTGAAAGCGAAGCAGAGCTAACGGAAGACGAGGCAGATTATTTATGGGGGTATCCAAATGAATAAGTATCTTGAATGTCATTATGAAAACCAAATAATTAAAAAAGACCAAGAAATCCAAAAGCTTAATTGTGAATTAAAAAAAATGACAGAAAGCTATGAAAATTGCTTTTCTAAGTTTTTGGCAAATCAAAAAGAAAAAGAAGAATTGATTAAGACTTTGCAGGCAAGGAGCAAATGATGGAATATTTTTTATTTGGAAAAAAGTTTAGAGTATCTCTCGCCTTCATCAACTCAATGGACACTAATTGTTATAACGAAATAAATAAGCAACTCGCAAAAATAGAAGAGGAACTTGAAAAGCTCAAGGCTGATAAGGATGCTCTTGTCAATGCAGCAAAAGAATCAGCTGAATCATGCTGCAATGATCTTCACTGCGAATCTGGATCAATAATGGGTGAGGCTTTGAAAGCTATAGGGGAAATAGAATGAAAAAACCATACTGGAGACATGCAAAGTTTGCGCCTTGGCAATTTATCGGAAGCTATGAGCGCGACAAAGATGGTGAGCGAGTTTTTGTGCTCAAGCATAAGGGATTGCGAAAGATCACTTTTGAAAGTTGGCAAATGGCAAAGAGAGATGGATGGAGAAAATCAAAATGAAGATACTTGTAATGGCTTTACTTTTTTTCGCTGGATGCTCAAAAGAAGGCATTGAAAAGATGCAAACAAATAATTCTGAAATAGAAGTAACTCTTCTTTTTGAGCACGATGGATGCAGAGTTTATCGATTTTTTGACGATGGAAGAAAATACTTTACCAATTGCAATTCAGCTTTTTGGGAAGAAAGATACCAGTGTGGCAAGACAACTTGCAAGAGAAGTGCTGAAAACTTAAGCAATCAAAGGCAAAAATGAAAAATGTCCTTGATCTTCCCAAGTCTGAATCCGGCCACTCAATAGATCGTCAAGGTCCGAGAGTAGCTAGCGCAGCAGAGTGCGAAGCAAGGAATCAAATTCACATCATTATTCAAAAGCGTTTCGATTACAACAAAGATTTGATGAGTGACTGGTATAACACGCCAAGAGAATCGCTTTCAGGTTTCTGGCCATACTGGTTTATCAAAGCCGGTAACTCAATGGGCATTTTAAATTTAATGCTTGAGGGGGAGCTTTGAAAAATGAGTGCTCAAGAGCTTAGGCCACAAGCTGGACCGCAAGAAGCTTTTCTATCAACTGAAGCAGACATTGCAATTTATGGAGGCGCCGCAGGAGGCGGAAAGAGCTTTGCGCTTTTGCTTGAGCCAATCAGGCACATGAACAATTCAGAATTTAAAGGAGTGATCTTTCGACGTGAAACTCCAATGATCACAAACCCTGGCGGATTGTGGGATGAGTCCATGAAGGTTTATAAGCCGATCGGAGCTCATGAAGTCATGGGCAGAAGAGAATGGTTTTTTTCTTCTGGTATGTCTCTTAAATTTTCTCACCTGCAATTAGAAGCTGATAAATATAACTGGCAAGGATCTCAAATTGCTTTCCTTGGATTTGATGAAATAACCCACTTCACCGAGACACAATTCTTTTACATGCTTTCACGTGTTAGATCACTCTCAGGCGTGCCTGGCTACGTTAGGGGCACGTGTAATCCTGATCCTGATTCATGGGTTGCAAAGTTTATTGAATGGTGGATTGATCAAGACGAAAAGTCACCGACCTATGGGCTTGCAATACCTGAGCGCGCCGGCAAACTTCGCTGGTTCATTCGGATTGATGACCAAATGATTTGGGCAGATGACAAAGAAGAGCTTGAGTTTATCTATGGTGAAGATTTCATAAAAGAAAATCCGCCCATGTCAGTGACGTTTATTCCGGCAAAAATAACAGACAACAAAATCCTCATGCAAAAAGATCCGGCTTACATGGCAAAGCTAAACGCTCTTAGCCGTGTCGATCGCGCAAGGCTCAAAGGTGGAAACTGGAAAGTGCGCGCTTCTGCTGGAAACGTTTTCAGAAAGTCATGGTTTCAAATTGTCGATGCTGCGCCGGTAAACGTGAGAAGGCGAATCAGGTATTGGGATAGAGCCTCAACACCAGTGAGTGAGCAAAACAAAGATCCAGACTGGACCAGAGGCGTGAAAATGTCCATGGACCACACTGGAAATATTTACGTTGAACACGTTGAGGGAATCAGAGGCACGCCGAATGAAGTCGAAAGGTGCATTGTGAATACGGCAGCGCAAGATGGAAAAAGTTGTGCGATTGGAATTGAGCGCGATCCAGGCTCAGCCGGAAAAATGGAATCAAATTATTATGTCAGACTTTTGGCAGGTTATGAGGTCAAGGAATACTCAGCGACAAAAGACAAGCAAACAAGAGCAAAGCCTTTTTCTTCTCAGGCTGAAGCGCGAAACGTTTTTCTAGTTAGAGGCCCTTGGAATGATGCTTACTTGGATGAGCTTGAAATATTTCCCCAAGGAGCTCATGACGATCAGGTTGATGCAAGCTCGGGCGCATTCAATGATTTGTGCGAAGGTGGGACTGGTACTTTTACCGAAGCTATGTCACAATTTAGTGAATCAATAGAAGATCGATGGAAGTAATCACCAAAGGGGTTTCAAATGGGCCAGCCGACAGAAGTAGCAAACAATAAGATCGCTATTTGGGACGAGAAAGATCAAAAATTTGTCTTTGAAGAAATCTCTCACCTAGAGCAAGTTGTAAACTCAGGAGCTGGCGGAGAAACAGACTGGCTTGATCTCAAAAAAAACAAAATTGCTCAGTTTCAAGTTGTTGAAGAATCTGGAACGATTACGGATGCAGTTGCGACTCTTCAGCATTCAATCGACGGCGTGACTCCAATTGATACTGCCGAGACTGTCACAAATGAAGGTGTTTCTGATCAAGTTGAAGTTGCCAGATTTGTGCGCGTTAAGTTCACAACAAACTCTTCAGTCGCTTCAACCGCTACCGTTTCAATTTCTGGCCGTTAATTCCCAAAAGGAAATAAATGAATCCTCTAAATATACTTACGCGATTTCAAAAAAAAGAAGTCACAAAGATTGAAGGTGTGTCTATCCAATCTCACGGATCTGGTACGGCAGGCACAGAGATCTATGGTGGATATATTTATGAAGAGCCACTTAAAGAGCTACAAGGCACCAAAGGCGCAGAAGTTTACAATAAGATGCGCAGAAGTGACGGAAACATCGGAATGATCCTAAGAGCTATCAAGCTTCCTATCAGATCCGCTTCATGGTCAATCCAATGCACAGAAGAATCAGAAGAAGCTGAAGCACAGAAAAAACTTTTTGAGCATATTCTTTTTGATGACCTTGGAAAGCCTTGGACTAGATTTACCGGCGAAGCGCTCACGTTTGTTGACTTTGGTTACTCTGTTTTTGAAAAGACTTTTAAGCCTGTTATCGGTCATGAAGTTTTTGGTGATTTCATTGGAATCAAAAATCTAGGATTCAGAAGTCAAAGAACAATCGAGAGATGGGTTGTTGATGCCGCTGGACAACTTCTTTATATTGAGCAACAAGCTCAGGGTGACACTGGCCGACTTGTTAACATCAACTCAGAGCACATCATGCACTTTTGCCCTGATCAAGAGGGTGACAACTTTGAGGGCCTTTCTTATCTCAGAAATTGTTATGGATCTTATTTCAGAAAAGATCTTTATTTAAAGCTTTTAGCAGCTGGCATTGAAAAGTACGCAATCCCTGTGCCTATTTTGGAAGTACCAACTGGAAAAGAAAATTCACCTGAATACGAAAACGCTTTAAAGGTGCTCAGAAGATACACGTCAAATCAAACAAACTTCATCACGATGCCAACTGGATGGAAGCTTGAAATGAAAGTCACGACTCTTGATCCGCAAAAGATCAGAGACTCAATCAAGGATGAAAACCAAGAAATGGTCAATTCAGTTCTTGCTGGCTTTTTAATGCTTGGCCAGACAAACTCAGGATCTCATGCGCTAGGCTCAACTCTTGGTGATTTCTTTGGCACAGCAGTTCAGTTCTTGGGTGATCATATTTGTGAAGTATTCAACGATAAAAGAACGGGCATCCTTTCCGACCTGGCGAAACTTAATTTCGGACAAAGCTTAAAATGTCATCTAGTTGTTGAAGGAATCAAAGACTCTGCTTCATCGGCTTTCGCTGAAGTTCTTTCAAAACTAATTCAGTCGGGCGCAATCAAGTCCGATGACCAGCTTGAGCAATATGTAAGAGAAAAGTTTAAGCTTCCAAATGCTGATAAATCAACGGCTAGAGAGGTTGAAGTTTCTCAACCAATTCAGTTAGCAGAAAAAAAAAGACCTGATCAGTCAAAGCTGATTAGAAAAAGCGCTGAGCAGATAAGAGAATTTACCGAAGGCTATCTAGCCTTTTTAGGTGTTTCATACATTGAAAAGATGAAGCGCTCCTATAGGACCAGCACAGAAACAGAGAAGATCAAGCTTCCAAATAGCACAGATCTTCCTAGTTTCACGGGTTATCAGGACATTTTAGCATCTATTTCAATGATTCAAGCTGCAAAAGCAATTGAGCCAATCAAAAACGAAATGAAACTCTCATCTATTAATGAGAAGATTTCCAGAATCGAATCAATGCTTGCTGAGCTAAACGATGCAATTGATCAGTTTGAAGCAACTAGATCCGGTCAAGATGCGCTGAGAATTGGTTATCTTGAAAGGTCGATCAAGGCAAGACTTGCCGGCATTCGCGGAGAATTAGGGCTTTCACGCGAAACAATCTCATCAATCAATTCAAGGGTAGCAACGCTTGCGGCAACACAAGTAAACGATCTTAAGAAAAAAATAGATCTTCAGTATCAAAGCTCTTTCGGATCAACTGACTCAGAAATGACTCTATTTAATGACCTCGATCAAGCTAGAATTTCTTTTGGATCTTCACCAGTCATTTACTCAGGCCCCGACATTTTGGCATCTCAAAACGTAAACGAAACAATATTGAGAGAAACAGAAGGCGAGCCAGAGGTTGAGAGTTACACGTTTGTAGCGGTTGACGATGCTTCAACTACCGACATTTGCAGCGAGCTTAACGGTAGGACTTTTTCTAAAAATGACCCTGATTTGTTGAGGTATCACCCACCGCTTCACCACAACTGCCGATCTTATATGGCCGTAAATCTCACAAGCTTTAAGGGGAATCCTCAAATCTCAGCCGAGCCTCTTGAGCTTTCCAAGGCTGCTCAAAAAGATATTACGCTTTCGGAAGATTTGCGCAGAAACATGTTCGGACAAAATTAAGACTTGACCGCAAAGGGGTACTGCCATGACAATAAATAACATGAGTAAAAACTTTCGATCTGCTCCTGTTCAACTTTCAGAAGCATCTAATGGTGAAGAATTTCCCAAAGAAATTCAATTGCTAAAAACTGGAACGTTCACAGATCCTCGTTATGGAAAGTTTTCAGTCACTTCAAAAATGCTCAAAGAAATGGTTTCAAACTTTCATAAAGGAATAAGAGGCATAAAGCCAGCTCTCGATTTTAAGCATGAATCAGATGCAGAAGCGGCCGCATGGTTCACAAATGTTTTCACCAAAAACAACGACAGTGAACTTTGGGCAAACCCTGACTGGACAAAAGAAGGCGAAAGAAAGCTTTCTGATCGAGTCTATGGCTACGTTTCAGCGGATTTTAACCAGGCTTATAGAGACAATGAAAAAAATGAGCTCCATGGGTGTGTGCTCTTGGGTGCAGCTTTAACAAATAGACCAGTCATCAAAAACATGCAACCGGTCATTCAACTATCAGAAGGGGAGTTTATGGACTATAAGACAATGAAAGAAGCGAAAAAGCTTGCGGAGCTTAGCCCAGAAGATCTGGAAAAAGTCAGTGCATTAATGGAATCTCTCGGCGCAACAAGCGTAGAAGATTTTATGGCAAAAATTGCGGCTATGAAGCAAAATCCAGTTCAAGCTTCAGAAGATGAAAAAGAAATGGAAAAGCAACTTTCAGAAAAAACAAAAAAGCTCACAGCTCTTGAGACTGAAAACAAGCAGCTCAAAGAAGAAAAAGAAA